CCCAAAGTAGACCCTGGTTTGAATTGTTTTGGGTCCAATCGTCAAGGAGTGGCGAATTGATTGTTTAAGTCTCTCGCGCTCGGCAGCGGCACCCGCCTCAAAGCCTTCCCGATAAGACATGAATGTTGACGGGTCAATGTTGGCAAGCGTATGTGCGGCGACAAGGGCGGCGAAGCGTTCAAGCCTCCGCAGTTCGTCTTGCTCTGAGTCTGTCAAAGCCGCTTCTTTTCCCTCGTAGATATACAGCAGCACTGCGCTGTGCAGCCCAGCCTCCCACGCCATGCGGATGATGTCGTCTCGTGTCATTGCCATAACCTCCTAACCAGTTCCCACCAAGTACGGTCGCAGTCTTGACCGAGCGGAAGAAATTTTCTGCCATCTTTTCGTGCCTCATCGTCCTTCTCAAACTCACGCTCTAAATCACGCTGGATCAAGTAACGCGTTTCTTCGCTCAGGTTAGGCCATTGATCTACAAGCAGCTTGCAGAAGTCCGAAACTGCATACGTCATGCGGCCTACGTAGTACCTCGTGGCGCCCAGCCACAGGGTGGTCTCATCATCCCTGTTCATTCAAAGCCTCCTTCGCTTCATCAATGATCGCTCGCAGTCCGCACGAGCACGGCAGTGTTTTCTCATCCCACCAAGTTTGCATCATGTTGCAGTCATGACTGTGTTTAACTCTGTACCGCAGAGTGCGGACAACCGCACGTAACCTTTCGTTCGCCGCAAGGGCGTCTTCAAGTCGTTGGTCCATCGGCTACCTCTCAAGTGCGAAACTCATACACAACACCGCACTCAGCGTCCACAGGAAACCGTTTGGCCTTCTTGACGCAGTCGGAGATCATCTTCTGGTAGTCGGGATACTGTTCTGTGTAGTAGTCCTCCGCTTTCTCAAGCATAAGTTCTACACAATGCCCATCAGAGTTGGCGATGACAACCTGCACGCCGCCGTATTCAGATGAAGGGAATGGTACCCAATAGTCTACAAGGTAGATGTTTGGCATTTGTCACTCCAAGCTGACCCAAGCAGCCAGCAAAGACATCAGTGCGATGAGCACGATCAGGAACTTCAGCACGATGCTGTCGTCCCCGTACGGGTTGGGTGGGTCATCCACCTCACTGGCAGCGTGCGCTGCCTCGGGGTGCTGGTCGTTCATGAGGCACTCCTCTCGGGTCGCAAGCCCTCAAACACTTCGTCCGGCAACTCCAGTAGCGCTTCAAATACGTCGAGCGCTGTTTTGGAGCTGTGATTTTTCGGCACCCAGCCGAACTTGCGCCATGTGATGGTAATGTCAGTGGCTGCCGCTGGGCGGTAGACGAACGCCGGGTCGGTGATCGGCAGGGTGGGGTGGGTGATTTTGGGTTCTTGCATTGTGTTCTCCTCGTTTAGCCAACAAAAACGCCCTGCGTTTGCAGAGCGTTGAGTGTGAACTTATTGCGCTGTGTCAGTCGACGCCGACGCAGAACACGCGCAGCCCGTCGGCCACCGTGAAGGTCTTGAACTGCGCATCGCTGACGCGCTTCTTGGCAGCCAGCACCTTGCGACGCCACGAGTCGAGCGTCTTCTTGTCGGCTACGTCGCAGGGGATCAGGAAGGACTCGCCGATCTCCATCTCTGCCAGGGGGAAGCGCGTAGCGGCAACCCGACCACGGGCAAGCTTGGGCATCGGAACGTCGGACTCAATTTTGAAACTCATTGTTTACTCCAGTTGGTGATCTGTGGTTGCCCACAGGGCGAGTGTATGCGCCCCGTGGTACGTCGTCAAGTCTTTGACTGCTGTTTTCTCAGTACTTCTTGACCTTCTCGACGATGGTCGTGACCCCATTGCCCGGGGTGTAGCACAGCAGGCAGTCGGCGCACTTCTGCCCCGTGCAATTCTGCCGGTCCACGAACTCATGCTCCAGCACGTTGTTGAATGTGCGGTCGAAGTGCTTCGGCGGGCGGTGCATGATGTGGCTGATCTTGGGGTTGCTGTAGATCAGGATGAGGTTGGCGGGCTTGGCTCGGCTGCGGAAGAACTTGGACACGAGGTCGTTGCGCTTGGTCCACAGGGCGAACGATGTGCCCGGGTTGTGCACGCTGATGGCGCACAGGTTGGCGAGGTGCGTCTCGTTGATCAGCTCACCGTGCGCGTCGAAGCGGAAGACCGCGTCAAGTATGCGAGGCAGCTCCTGCTCAGCCAGCATGCGCTGGGACAGCGCGTCGCTGTTGCGTTGCAGTGCGGGCTGCATGTTCTTGCGGTACGAGGACAGCATCACGTGGCTGTAGCACTTGGTGCAGATGTTGTCGGGATCGGCGGACTGGTTCTGCTTGATGCAGTAGTCGTTGGTCCGGGTGTTGGTGCTGATGGCGCGCAGGCCGTCGAGCTTGCCGGTCATGATGCTGATGTGAACGCTTGCTTGCATGTCAGTTCTCCGTGAAGTCGTGAGGTTGTGAGGGTTGAGAAAGAAAAGGGGGACGCGTGGTCCCCCCCAGGTTGTGCCGAGGCTGCTCACGCAGCCAAGGCGATCTCCAGTGCGCGCTGCTTCATGTCGTCGCCCACGCCCCACAGGGCTGAGGCTGTGCGGTTCTCGTCGGAGTGAGCGCGGATGTGGTGGTCGTAGTACTCGGTGCACGCGTTGAGCCAGCCGAACGCCGTCTCGCGTGACGTCTCCAGGGTGCTGCCCTTGCCGCCGCCCTCGAACAGCGACATGATCTTGGTGAACCCTGCGCTCTCCTTGGTCTTGTCGGCCTCCTCCGTGCCCTTGCGCAGCAGCAACGCCGTCATCTCCTGCGCCAGCTTGGCCTCGACGCGCACACCGGCCAGCTTGCGGGCTGTGGACATGAACGCACCGAACTCAGCCTGCGCTGCCTCGATGGTGTCACGCGCCACCTCGGGCTTCCACTCGCTGCGGTGCGACAGCTTGAAGACAGCCGAGTCCTTGGTCGCAAGGCGCAGAGTGTTGTTACACACCACGCGCACCGACGTCCACCGTGCCTCCGTGGCAAGCGTCCCGTCAGCTGACGTGGACAGCAAGGCGTAGGGCACGATCTTGTCCCGGGTCCCGTCGACGAACACGCCGTCGGCCAGCTTGGCTGTGGCGAAGTAGCGCTTGCCACCGAACAGCACGCCTGCGCTCTCGATGGTCATGCCACCAGCGGCGGCCCACTCGCTGAAGAACTCCAGCACCTCGCGCGGCTGCACCACCTTGTACTTGGGCGACACGCAGCCAAGCGGAGCGCCGGTATCAGAGCGGAACAGGATGACCCGCTCGTCGTAGACGGTGAGGGAAGTGGCGGGGACGTGGTTGTCGATGCGCTCGGTGGCGAAGCGCGGGTAGGCGCGCTGGACCTTGTAGGTCATGCCTGCGGCCTCCTGCCACTGCTCGACGGACTGACCGGCAGGCATCAGTTGCCCGAGCCAGTGCCACTCACGCTGAGTGGAGGCGTAGGAAGCGCGGCCGATGGAGGTGGTGTCGATTTGATGAGCCATGATTGCTTTCTCCTAGTTGGTTGGGGCTGAGCCGCAGCCCCCACGGTGTCCAGAGTTGGACTATATCACTGTTCCCAGACTTGTGGGAAGTTTTATCTGAATGTGGGAACAACTTCTGCCTCGCAGCAGTCGCTGTACTCGTCGGTGTACGCAGCCCAAGCGCAGCCGCCCTCGACGCGCTCGGTGATCTTGGTGCATACCTCCATGCACTCGGTGCATGTGAAGGCGTCGGGGTCTGGTGTGTACTCGTCCATGTCTTGCTCCTTGAGGGGGACACGTGGTCCCCCGGGTTGGTTACAGCGTGACGCGCACGTCGAAAGACGCGTTGCGCAGGGCGTCGTTGATCTGCGACTCGATGTCGTCGTCCTTGACGAAGTCGCTGACGCTCTCGCCGCCCCACTCGTTGTACATCTCGTCGTACTGATCGTGGTCGTAGCTGCTGAGGTGGTCGTCGATAGCCTCCTCCACGCGGCTCGCGACGTTGTCGTTGATGGTGTTGTGCACCTTCTCCCAGAACCACTCGGTGTTGTTCAGTTCCTCGATGGCTTGCTTGATGTCCACCGCCACGGCGGGCTTCTCCTCCAGCACCTTCACTCGTGCCTCCAGCGTGGTGTCCACGCCGATGGCTGGGTTGTTTTCGAGTGCCTCGACACGCTTTGCCAGTTCACCGATGGCGTTGGCGTAAGCCTGTTGCAGGGCTGTCAGACGCGCCTCCACTGCGCGCTCGATGTGCGCGTTCAGGGCTTCGGTGATGGCGTGGAAAAACAAATTGGTCTCGGACATTACTTTCTCCTTGAAACAAAAACGCCGCTGGAGGGCAGCGGCCACCCTTGAGGGAGCGTGTGCTCCCGTTACTCCTCGTCTCGCCAAGAATTGGCGATCTCGTACCAGTTCACCGCTTGCAGTGCACCGCGCAGCAGGTCAGGCAGCAGCCCACCATGCGTCTGGTTCGCAGCCTCGATGAACATGTCGTACTCGTTGTCGATCCATGCGAGGAGCACCTCCTTCGCGTCGAACAGGGAGTCAGCATCGACCACCTCGGCATGGAGCGAGCGGTAAAGCTCCTCGTCGTTCTGGATCCACAGGTTGACCAGCCACGTCTCGTAGTTGGCCCAGCCGTTGTAGGTTTTGTCGTTGCTCATTTCAGTTCTCCTTTGTCAGGTTGTAGATTGCTGCGAGTTTTGCCAGCTTGTTCTGGGCTTCGTCAGTGGCCTCCTTGATCATGTCTTCGTAATAGTCACTCGGCGCACGAACGAAATCAAATGCGTTTTCGTAGCAACAAGCGCCCAGGTAGTCCTCGCCCAGCACAACGTCAGCCACACGGGCCTGCACGCGCACCATGAACCAGTCGTAACGCCCGTCGGCGATGGCCTGCGCGGTCTCGCCGTCGTCATCAAAATGGTCGTCGGGGTTCTGGTGCTCCGGCGTCACATCGACGTGGATCCTGAATAGTCCACGGTCTTCGACGTGGATGGTTTCCCAATGCGTTGTCATCACTTCTCTCCTTCAAAAGTGGGGGGACGACATGTCCCCCCGGGGTTACAGACCGCCTATCAAGCGCACACGATGCGTCGAGTCTCCACGCGCTTGACTTCTTCCTTCACGTCGGTCACGTACCGGCACAGCTCCGAGTCACTGCGCACGAACGCGGTGATGGAGATGTACACGTCGAACTTGCGCATGAGGGCGGTGTCCGCGTCGAGCGGGTCGTGGTGCTTGCGCGAGGTGCTCAGCCACCGAGCGTGGCTGTCGTTGGGCAGCGCCACCTCAAGCCTCGTGTGGAACCGGAACGTCCGCCCAGGCTGGGAGTAGTACGTCTCGTCGGACGATGACGCCTCCCACGTCTCGTCGGTCACGAACGGCTCCAGCGTGCGCATCAGGCGCTTGTCCTTCAGCGAGTCGAGGTTGTTGATCTCCAGGGCTATCGTCGCCGTGTCCGAAAACTCCGACACGTAAGCGCGTGGCTCCACGCACGAGTACGTCTTGGCATGCGGCTCGTTGGCCCGGGCAGCCCGCACGAGGTGCGTGAGCGCAGCCACCAGCACCGGGGAGGACCACACGTGGGCTCGCTGCGCCATGCGGTGATGGGCCGCCGTGATCTCGACGCGAGACCGAGCGAGCAGAGCGCGGGTGGATGGGACGCGTGAGGGAGTGCGTTGGTTGGTTTGGGTTTGGTCGTTCACTTCTTTCTCCTTGAAAGAGGACATGCGTGTCCTCGTTGGTTTGAGGCTGGACCGCAGCCTCCACGGTTGGGGGACATGCTGTCCCCCCTTGATGAGTGTTCCTTGCGGCTCACGCCGTTCAAATCACACCGAACACAACAAGCGCCAGCGCTGCTACGCAGGCAAGCACCACGACAAAGTCTTCATCCATCACTTCTCTCCTTTCAAAACAAAGGGGACACCATGTCCCCCTTCACTCTCACCACGACAAGAACTCTGGGTCTCGGTACGTTTTCCTCCCCCTCACCACGGGACAGGCGCTGTACAACGAGCGCAGACGAGCAAGCGTCTCCTCATGCACCCACGTGCGGGGTTCACACTGGGCGGCAGTGGGCGCAACAGAAGCACCAGTACCCCGCCGAGCATGGGCATGCACGCTGATGCGCGCTATCGCATCGTTAAGCACCCGCAGGTAGGCTTCGAAGAAGCGCTCCCACTCGTCCGATGCCGGCGACCCGGCAAGGTTGCGCTCCACCCACGTGCGCTCCGTGCGCATGCGCTTCAGGATGCCTTCGTTCCAGTTGCGCACCCGCTCCCGGGAGCGAACACGCCTCACCGCTGACGACGCACGTCGGCTGCGATCGACTCGATCTCGCTCATTCAGCGCTTGGATTTTTCCCGTCGTTGCGCCGGGACGTTCCCACGCCACGGCATTGGCCCGCTGCTCGGGCGTCATCTCAGAAAGCGTTTTGTTCGGCTCGCACCTGATGCACAACGAGCGCAGGATGCGTTTCGGGCCCCACCACTTGCGGAAATCCGCAAGAGGAAAAGCGCCGCCGCAACCAGGGCAGTGCGTGGGCGGGATGCGCCCGATGTACTTCTCGAAGTAGGGGGTGGTCACAACTGCGGTCCTTTCGTTAAGGGTTGAGGGCTTGCAAGGGGTTGATTGCACAGGGGAAAAGGGATTGTGTCCAGAAAAGCTGCTATGTGTCAAGGATTAGACAATGTCCCGCACTGAGCGCACTTGTCCCGAAAATTGGACGCTCTATGTCTATGTCACGCCTAGCAGATGCGGCAAACTATCCCGGATGTCCTCTCAGCAGCAGCTGTGTCTTCAGACAAGGATGGAAAAAGAAAAAATGAAAAAGGAAAAAGGCTCGTCCAAGAGAAAAGACTCTATCCTTTCTACTTCTATCTATCTATATGGATATATGGGTTAGTAGTAGTAGGACGCCTTTCAGAATCAATGAGTTGGCGCGTCCAATCCTTGGGACAAGCACGCTTGGTCGAGGACATCTGGCGTTTTGTCCAACTCTTGACAACTTCTGGCACGGTCCTTGCTTGTAGGCACGAACCGTGCCAAGTTTGGGGGGACACGAAGTCCCCCCCGTTGGATTAAAGACGGACCCAGCGCGCCCCGACAACAGTCGGGTAGAGCAGGAAGCCGTCAAGCTCGACCTTGCCGGTCGAGCCTGCCTTGTGCGGAGGCTGTGCGCCCGTCACGGTGCGCTTCTCGCCCCGGAAGGTGGTGACCACGTCGCCTATGCGCAGCATGCGCTGCGACGTTTCATCGATGAGGATCCACCGCTTGCCGTCGTACCCGACGGCGCTGATACCTTGTTGCATCTCTACTCCTTCAGTTGTGGGGGGACACGATGTCCCCCCGGTTGATGAATGTTCCTTACGCCTTCAGACGGACGCACTCCGTTTTGAAAGCCTTCCAATCGTCGCGCTCGATGGCGCGACGGGCCTCCGCACGGCTGCGCTTGGCAGCACGACGGTTCTCATGAGCCTGCTCACGCAGGCTGTGCTTGAGTTGACGCAACGCGTCTTTGGTCTGGTTGTTCATCACACTCTCCTTCAGTTGTGGGGGACACGTTGTCCCCCTGGGTTTCACCAACCCCGACGGCTTCGGGATTGGCATACGACGGCACGCCCGCCGTCCACGCGGACGACGGCGGCCATGAATCGGTGCCCCGGGTACGCGCCCGATGCGCGAAACGCGGCGTCAGCCGCAGCTTCGGCCCGAGCGCGGGCCTCGTGCTCCACATAGGGGCGCATCCATGCCCCGCTCACCGGGCCTGATCGCAGGGCACAAAACCCCGCGAAGCCCGACCCGATTAGGGTTGCGGTTTGGACCATGAAGTATTCTTTCTTTGCCATCTCTCACTCCAACAGTACGCCGCTCACGTCGTGAGCGCCAAGCGCACTCGCAAGGGGGACACGCAGTCCCCCTTCGCGGCTACGCTCAGAACTCGGCTTCAAGTTGTCCTTTTTCCAGCTCGGCGATGTACTTCGCCGGGCATTTCGCCTCCTTTGCCAGTTCGATTGCGAGCGCGAAGTCGCTGGCTTCTGGGTTGGTTTCGTGCGCCAACACGTGGAACCATTGCAGCAGGGTTCGGGCTTGTTGTTGCGTGATTTCCATCTCTCACTCCTTCAGCACAGACCGCGCTCGACATGAGCGCGACACATCCGCACTGGTCTGCGCCCCGCAGGACGCAGCACCGCTACGGACGTAGCAGTGATGGGGGAACACGTTGTCCCCCCGTGGCGTCACTTGAACGCCACGCCAGACTTGATAGCGGCGAGCACCGCCATCAGCTCGGCCTTGCTCAGGCCTGCGGCGACGACAGCCGCAATCGCGCCGTCCGCGACTGCCTGCACCTTGCGGGTGCGGATCGCGGGTCGGCTTTTGTTGCTGGTCCCCGCTGCGAAGTCGGGGTGAGCGCGGCGAAGCCGCTTCAGACGAGCGTAGGCGCCGGCGTTGGCCTTGGGCAGGGTGCCGTCGGCATTGAGTTCAACGCCGTACACGTCCGCAATGACGCGGATGCAGGTGGACTCGAATTCGTCGAAGGAAACCCGCTTCGCACCCTCCTGGAGTGCTGTCCAGGCAGAAGCAAGGGAATCGCCATTGGCCAGAACGTTCTTGATCAGCGAAAGCAGAGACATCACAAACTCCAAATGAAATGGGGGAACATGTTGTCCCCCCGGGTTGCACGACTCAGCCGATTGCCGAATCGTTAACACTATTTTATCACATGGGGGTTTGACGTCGTGATTTGTCACCCTGTAAGACCCACCGTACCCGGAGCCCCCCAAACTGTGCAGCAAGGTAGCGTCGTTATATAAACACTATTCCACAACCACACTCCACATTTTTTACGTTTTTAACGCAACGCCGTATTTTTTTCATTTCCACACTCCACATTTTTTACGTTTTTTATTTTTAATTTTTATTTACAACACCCCCGGTATGTGTTGTAAAGTCTTTGACTTCCATTTTTCTAAAATTTTATTTGTGTTTTGTCTAACCTTTGACATACACAGGCAAAAAGGACCCCGCTCGGGGCGGGGTCAAGACAGCGGCATTACGCCGCGAGAGGAGAGCAAGCATGGAGAACTTGCAGAAGTATTGTAGTACGGCGTACACTCGCGCGCAATCGGACCTATCGTCCTGCGCTTATGCTAGAACACCTGATTGATTTCGACCCGGAAATCGAAGCCGTCGACACCGCCGCAATGACTTCGGTGGATTCGGTAGCGCCTGTTGATCTGCTGGCGGCGCAACAGTCGACGGCGGACTGGTTGGCTAGTATGGGAGCGCCCGACGCCAAGACAGCGCAGACCACTGCGGCCTCCATACAGGCCCAGAAGGCGTTCACAGCGATCTCCAGCCCGCTTCCTGAGGCGCAGCAACGCGCAGCACTGCTCCAGATGAACACGCCCCCTGCGGTGCGCAAGTTGGTGGGGATGCTGACCGCCTATGACTGGGCGTTCGTGGAGCAGGCCAAGGAGATTCGGGGCTACGCCGTGTCGAAGATCCTTGAGGAGGTCGAGCACCCTGATGCGCGCATCCGCCTGCGAGCGCTGGAGCTGCTGGGCAAGGTCACTGAGGTCGCGCTCTTCACGGACAGGGTGGAGGTTAAGCGCACCACGCTCGATGACTCGGAGCTGGACGCCAAGATCAAAGAGAAGCTCGCACGCTTCGCAGGTGTCGTTGACGTAGAAGCCACGGAAGTGGTGAGTACCAATGAAGCTGCCTGACTTCTTGACCGCCAAGCAGGCCGCCGCGATACAGCAGGCGCTCCCTACGCTCAGTGTGCAGGAGAAACTGGAGCTTTTTGACCTTCTTGAAGAGAAAGAAGCCCGCTACCGCCTCAAGCAAGCCCAGAAAAGCATGCTGGGGTTTGCACATTACGTCTATCCAGGGTTCAAAGAGGGGCCACACCACCGCAAACTGGCTGCGATCTTCGAAGATGTGCTTGCTGGGCGCAAAACGCGGGTGATTATCAACATCGCGCCTCGTATGGGTAAGTCCGAGTTCTCTTCTTACCTGTTTCCTGCGTACTTTTTGGGCAAAAACCCCAATAAAAAGATCATTATGGGGACGCACACGGCGTCTCTTTCTGAGTATTTTGGTCGCCGTGTCAAGAACCTGACAGCTGAAAGCGCTTATCAGACCGTTTTTCCCGGAGTAAAAGTCTCGGAAGACCAGAAAGCAGCGGGTAACTGGTCGACGACAGAGGTCGGGCAGTATTACGCGGTCGGTGTTGGCGGTAGCATCGCCGGTCGCGGCGCGGACCTGTTTATCATTGACGATCCGCACTCAGAACAAGACCTGAAGTCGGGCACTCGCACGCCTTTTGATGCCGCTTGGACGTGGTTTCAGTCAGGTCCTCTTCAGCGCTTGATGCCAGGAGGCGCCATTATTGTCATCATGACCCGTTGGAGTCAGCTCGACTTGACGGGCATGCTGATCAACCACCAGATAAAGAATCCAGACGCGGATCAGTGGGAGATCGTGGAGCTGCCCGCGATTATGTACGAGAACACTGACGAAGAAAAGTCACTTTGGCCTGAGCAGTGGCCGTTGGAGGAGCTGCAAGCCAAGCGCGCAGGTATGGACCCGCGCTTCTGGCAAGCGCAGTATATGCAGAACCCCACATCAGAAGTTGCTGCGGTCATCAAGCGCGACATGTGGAAGGTTTGGGAGCCCGAGAAACCGCCAGAATGCGAGTACATCATACAGTCTTGGGACACCGCACACGAGACTAAAACCGCTAGTGACTACAGCGCTTGTACAACGTGGGGCGTGTGGTTTAACGAAGAAGACAATAACAACGCGCACTTGATACTGCTCGATGCGATAAAAGGACGTTGGTCATTTCCTGACCTCAAAAAACGTGCGTTGGAGTATTATCGTGAGTGGGAGCCCGACGCGTGCTTGATTGAAAAGAAAGCTGCGGGGGCGCCGCTGATACAAGAGCTGCGCGCGATGGGGATACCCATCAGCGAGTTCAGCCCTAGCCGGGGCAAGGCCAACCAGTCCAACGACAAGCTGGTGCGGTTGAACTCGGTGGCGGACATGTTCATCTCAGGCCGTGTCTGGGCGCCTGATACGCGCTGGGCACGAGAGGTCGTCGAGGAGGTCGCTGCGTTCCCCGCTGGTGACCATGACGACTACGTCGATACTTGCACGCAGGCGTTGATGCGTGTGCGGCAGGGCGGGTTCATACGCCTGCCATCTGACGAGCCGGACGAGCCGTCGTATTGGCGCTCGGGCAAACGAACTGCGTACTATTGAGGACCATCATGGCAACAAACATCGACCAAGCGCTCATCCCCCTGGACATGGAGGAGATGACGGACGCACCGGCCATCGAGATTGAGATCGAGAACCCGGACGACGTGAAGATCGGCATCGACGGCGTTGAGATTGACCTCATGCCGGAGGATGAGGAAGAGGCGTTCGACGCGAACTTGGCCGAGACCCTCGACGAGGGCGAGTTGCAGTCCATCGCCAGTGAGCTTGTGAGCCTCGTGGACTCCGACATGAACTCCCGCAAGGAGTGGTCGGAGATGTACGTCAAGGGCCTTGAAGTCCTTGGCATGAAGTACGAGGAGCGCACCGAGCCGTGGTCGGGCGCTTGCGGGGTGTTCTCCCCCCTGCTGACCGAGGCAGCCATCAGGTTCCAGTCAGAAATGATCACGGAGACGTTCCCGGCTCAAGGTCCGGTGAAGACGCAGATCATCGGTGAGGTTGACCGGTTCAAGGAAGATGCAGCCGAGCGGGTTCGTGACGACATGAACTTCCGCCTGACCGAGGAGATGATCGAGTACCGGCCCGAGCACGAGCGGATGCTGTACTCCCTGGGGCTGGCTGGTGCGGCGTTCAAGAAGGTCTATTACGACCCCAATTTGCAACGGCAAGTTGCCATCTATATTCCCGCTGAGGAAGTCATCATTCCCTACGGCGCGTCGAACATTTACGTCGCTGAGCGTGTCACGCACTTGATGCGCAAGACGGAGAATGAGATCAAGAAGCTGCAAGTTGCGGGTTTTTACCGCGACGTTGAGCTAGGTGAACCTGTACGCTTTTTCTCTGACATTGAGAAGAAAAAAGCTGAAGAGCAGGGTTACTCACTCACGGACGATGATCGTTATCAGATTCTTGAAATGCACGTCGATTGGGACTTGGGTGAAGATGAAAACGGACTCGCACTCCCCTACGTCATCACCATCGAGCGTGGCACCAGCACTGTGCTGGCTATTAGGCGGAACTGGGACGAGGACGACGACCGCAAACTCAAGCGGCAGCACTTCGTTCAGTACACCTACGTCCCTGGATTTGGGGCCTACGGACTGGGATACATCCACATCATTGGCGGTTATGCCCGTGCTGGTACATCTATCATCCGACAACTGGTCGATGCAGGAACCCTGAGCAATCTTCCCGGCGGCCTGAAGTCCCGTGGTCTTCGGATCAAGGGCGACGACACGCCGATTGCCCCGGGTGAGTTCCGTGACGTGGATGTGCCCAGCGGTGCGGTGCGTGACAACATCATGCCGCTGCCGTACAAGGAGCCGAG